AAACAAATCTTATTATTTTAGCCACGATTATAACGCAGCTAACGATACAAAGGTGCTTTTTTTAAGGCATCAATTAGGGATGGAAGGTTATGGTATCTATTGGTTTTTAATTGAAAAATTAGCAGATGCAGGAGGTAAAATGCCATTAGAATTAATACCTATATTAGCTATGCAAATGCAATCAAGTGATACAAAAGTTAAAGGAGTTATTACACAGTTTGATTTATTTAGCATTGTTGAAGGTGAGTTTTGGTCAGAAAGACTTAATGACCATTTAGGATTAAGAGCAAAATTAAGTCAGAGTGGTAAAAATGGAGCAATAACTAGATGGGGAAATGGGGAGGCTAATGGGGTGGCTATTGGGGAGGGTAATGCAAAGAAAAGAAAAGAAAAGGAAATAAAAGAAAATACTAAAGATATATTTATAAATAATATTAATTTACATAAAGAATTATTAGGTGAATCTTATGATGAGTTTATAGAATATTGGAGTGAAACTGATAAAAATGGAAAAACAAGATATGAACTAGAAAAATTTTTTGATGTAAAAAGAAGAATAAATACTTGGATTAAAAACAAATTAAGATATGGAAATACAAAAACATTTAGCACAACCGCTACAAGTAAACAACGAATGGAAACCCTTAAAGAGTGGGTTAATAGTTGATAATGAAATAGTTAATTCTTTTAATGGTGATAAGTTAAATTTAGTATCACCTATAATTTTAAGAGAAAATTTAGCTTACATCTTTACTTTGTTAGGATTTAAAAACTATCCTGATAAAGAAGAGATGTTAATAATTGAAGATTTTATACGTACAAGTTATCCAAAATATACCGTACAAGAATTTAGAGTAGCCTTTAAAATGGCAGTTCAAGGTAAGTTAGATTGCTCTACAGACCATTATGAAAAGTTTAGTCCAAAGTTTATAGGGCAGGTTATGTATGCATACACTAAAAAAGCTAATGAAGTACGCAAAAACCTAAAACCTATTTTAAGCGCAATAGAGCCACCCAAATTAACTGATGATGATATAGTATCATTTACCCAAAAAGAGTGGCTAGAATCGTCTAGAAATGACTTTAACAAGGTATTTAATGCTGACAAGGTATTTGCAATTTTATTAAAACAAGGAAAATTGTCTTTTGAACCTGAAGAAATGCTTAAAATTATACAGGCAGTTAGACAAGATAATCAATATAAATTAAACAAAATGTATGGACAAGATGCTAAAGAGTTTAGCAAATTAATAAAAGATGATACATTTGTTGATACACAATGTAAAAAATTAGCTTTAAAAAAATATTTTGAAAGTTTACCAAATTAAATATTTAGAATATGGAACTAGGAAATGGTGCTATACAAATAATTTTATAGACTGTTATCCTAGCAGAAATGAGGCGATTACAGGAATTAATCGGCTCAAATTTACAAAAGAATTTTATGACAAATTATGGACATATCAGCAAATGAACTTACACAATGGGCAAAAACTAACTTAGGTTACATTGGAGTTAGATTAAATAGAGTTAACAATATTCCTTATGGTAAAAGAAAAGGAACTATACAAAAAGGATGGGCAGACCTTCAGGGATATGATTCTGAAGGTAAATATGTAATGGTTGAAATAAAAAAACTAGGTGATAAATTAAGTAAAGAACAGATTGAAAGATTTATAGATTGTTGGAAATGTGGAAGTTTAGTCTATATTTGTACTGAAGTAGATAACAAACCTGCTTTAGTTGAATGGACAAAAATAAAATTATAGAAGAATTTTGGCTTAATGATGAAGTAAATCAAGCATTTGCAAAGATGCAACCTGAAGAATTACAGTATGATTTAAAAGCTGAAGTATTTTTAGTTTTGTTAGAAATGGATAATGATAAGTTATTTGGTCTTTACGAGAGAAAAGAAATTAGGTTTTATATTGTTCGTACTATGCTCAATATGATAAAGTCAGATAGAAGTCAATTTTGGAAAAAATATAGAAACTATACAGAATATGAGGGAAATGAAAAAGTAGAGGTAGAACAAAATAATGTAATTGATATAATGGAGAATGGTATTGAAAAACTACATTGGTATCAAAAAGAGATACTAAATTTATATACCTTTGATTTTAATAAGAATGCAAAGGAGTTAAGTAGAAAGACAGGAATACCTTATATGAGCATTATTAGAACATTAAAACAAACTAAAACTGAACTAAAAAAACACATACGGAAATGATTCAAATAATTATAACAAGTGTCTGTACATCATTATTTTTTAATTCTATCCACAACCTTCACATTAAATGGAAAGTCAACTTCAAACCTTTCAGTTGTGGAAGTTGTTTGGCTGCGTGGATTGGGGTCTTATTATATTTCTCACCTAAATTAATAGTAGATATAGCAAGTGTATTATTTATATCAGGTTACTTAGGTGCTATAACAGAAACATTAATGTACAAAATATGGAATTAGAACATAGAACATTTTTAAAAGAACATTATATTAATTATGAAACTGCACTTAGTGGTTATGTAAGAAATTTAGATTTGCCTATACTTAAAACTTATGAGCATATATATAGAACTTATTTGAACCCTACATTTGTTTTAACTATATGGTGTGCAGGATGTAGAATGGAAATGATAATTAGGTTATATGCATATTATGTTAATCTACCAATAGAAAAAAAAGATGATGCTATAATAACTTTTAGAATAGAAGAGCCTAAAAAAAGAGGTCGTAAACCAAAAAAAAATGAGTAACTACATACATCCAACTGCAATAATAGGTGATAATGTTGCACTAGGTGATAACAATTATATAGGTGCATATTGTATTATCGGAGACCCTGCTGAATTTAAAAAACATTGGGGTGAAAAAAAAGGGAAAGTTATTATAGGAAATAATAATATAATTACAGGATTAGTAACAATTGATTCAGGAACTGAAAATGTTACATATATTGGTGATGATTGTTTTATAATGAAACACGCACATATAGGACACGATTGTACAATAAGTAATAAAGTTACTATTAGTTGTGGTGCAAAGATAGGAGGTCATTCAATCATAGGTAGTAGTTCTAATATAGGATTAAATGCGGTATTACATCAATTTAGTATTATTCATATTGGATGTATGATAGGAGCAAGTGCATTTTTTAAAGGTGTATCAGAACCATATACAAAATACGCAGGAGTACCTGCTAGAAAACTAGGAGAAAATAAACCACGATGAACGCACTAATTTATTTAAACTATCAAAATAAGAATATTGAAACTTTGTTTCATAATATTAAAAATGCAGGTAAGCATATAGACTTAATTAGTATTGTAGATGAAACAGGAATTGCTTATGCAATCAATAAGGGATTGATGCAATTAAACAATTTTAATTATATAACTATTATGGGTAATGATATACAAGAACCTGATAATTGGTTACTAATTAGAAATAACTATATGAACGATACAAGTATAGGTATTTGTTCAATTCCATTAGGAGGATTTAATGGTGATTCATTAGATTTGATTGGCAACTTTACAATATCAAAAGAAACAATAAATAGGCTAGGTGCATTTAATGAGCAGCTAGACCCATACGGAGCAATAGACTTAGACTATTGCACTAGATGTAGAGCAGCAGGATTACAAACAAAGTACATACCAAATATAAAAGCAAATCATATTGAACAGAATAGTATTGATGCTTATGGTTATAACAAGATGGATTTAGTAAAAAAGACTTGGGATTTACATAATAGAAATGTATCAGCATACGGAGATGGAACTAAAACATATTATATTCCTTTATGAGAATACTAGCAATTACAACAAAGTTTAGTGGGGTAGGTTATCATAGAATTATGATGCCATTAGTCAATATGAAGAAAGACTATTGTATGATTACAGATACCATTAATGAATTAGTGTTTGATAATAACTATGATATAGTAATTTTTAATAGATTCCTAGCTGCTACGGATGCAAAGTTATTAGTGAAGATGAAATTAAAATATAACTTTAAACTGATTGTAGATAATGATGACTATTGGATATTACCACCTTCACATATTCTAGCACAGAGATATAGAGAAAGTAACATAGCTGAAATAATTACAGAGTATATGAAGGTAGCTGACCTATGCACCTGTACGCACGAAAGATTAGCAGAAGAAATATATAAGTATAATTCTAATGTAGAAATACTTCCTAATGCTTTGCCTTATGGTGAAGAGCAGTTCCAAGATAATAAACTAGAATCTGATATGGTTAGATTGTTTTGGTCAGGTAGTGGTACTCACGTTCCTGATTTAGATATACTTCGTAATCCTATGAAGAAAATAAACTTCCCTGTTAGAACAGTAATAGCAGGATATAACTTAGGTGAGAAACATTTATGGGATAGGATGATAGGAGTATTTACTAATGGTTTAAAATTAAATCCAACGATATATGACTATGCAGATATAACAAAATATATGGGTGCTTATTGTGATTCTGATATTAGCATTATACCTTTAGTTGAGAATAAGTTTGGTTCAATGAAATCTAATTTAAAGGTTTTAGAAACTGCATCCAAGAAGAATCCTGCCATAGTTAGCAATGTACATCCCTATAAAGATATGCCTGTATGCTATGTAAATAACCAACAAGATTGGTACAAATGGATTAAGCTATTGACATTTGATGAGGCAGCTAGGATAGAATACGGACAAAAGCTATTTGACTATTGTAATACCAATTTTAACCTTCACACCATAAATAACAAAAGATTTGCTATTTATAATAAATTGATAGGCAATGCCAATATATAAATGTAGCAACGGAAAATATAGAATAGGTACAGGTAGTTGTATATATGACACACAAGATAAAGCTGCAGAGGTTTGGGCAGCTATTTTAGCTAGTGGTAAATATGCTGGAAAAAAAGTAAGCTATGATTATGATGGAGTATTAAGTACAGATGCAGGAAAAGAAAAAGCTAAAAGAGATATAGCAGCAGGTAATTCAGTTTACATCATATCAGCTAGACACGATAAATCAGGTATGTTAACTGTTGCTAGAGAATTACATATACCAAGTGATAAAGTTTATGCCACAGGTTCTAATAGAGAAAAGGTTAAGAAAATAGATTCTTTAGGAATTGAGATTCATACGGATAATAACCCTGATGTTATAACACAGGTTAATTTATTACCAAAAGCAAGGGGGGTTAAATTTGAAGAATCACACTAAAGTATATTTAAAACATTTTGGATATTCAGGTGAAGAATTTTTTCCTTGTGAAGTTTGTGGCGCTAGAGCAGTTGACATTCATCATATAGAGGCTAGAGGAATGGGGGGAACTAAGATAGGAGATACAATAGAAAATCTTATGGCATTATGCAGATATTGTCATACTGTAATGGGTGATACAAAAACACATATGGAATTTTTAAAAAAGAAACATAAAGAAAAATTAGATGGCAAAAGGTAAAAGTGATTCAACCAAAATTTCATTTGGCAAAAGAAAAAGAGGTAAAGCTAAAAAATCTTATAATAAACATTCTCCCAAACCTAAACCAAGTAGAGGACAAGGCAAATGATAATACTACCTGCACAAATAGAAGGATTAACTTCTAGAAAAGATAAAACTATTAAAGTAACATTTGGAACACAGGAATTATCCCCTGTTGATGCTGCTCAAATATTTCAATTGAATCAAAGATTCTGCTATATTGGAATAAAAGAAGAATTGTTTCAACAAGATGATATAGATACAATAGATTCTATAAAGACAGACCTAGAATCAAATAAGACCCCATCACAAAGATTGAGGGGTATATTATACATTAATTACCAACAAGATAGCGAAGGTTACAAAGATTTTATGACATATTATCTTGGTAAGATGGATAAACTTTGTGAACATTTTAAGTCTAAATTAGATAAATAAACAAGACAATAACAAGACAATGGCATTGCAAGACATTATAGAATATCAATTTCCTAAAGGGCAATCAGGCAATCCTAATGGTAGACCTAAAAAATATGTAAGCCTACTTATTGAGCAAGGGTATAAACTATCAGAGGTAAATGATACAATGCAAAATCTTATGGCTATGACTGAAGACCAATTAAAAGCTATTGAAGAGGATGTTTTAGCAACTGCATTAGAAAGAACAGTATGCAAGGCTATACTTAATTCAATGAAAAAAGGTAGCCTATATTCAATAGAAACTTTACTTACTAGAGTTTATGGTAAACCAAAGGAACAGATGGATATTAAGTCTGATAATAAAATAGAAGTTATTTTTGTAGATGGTAAAACCATTTTATAGTGCAAATATTTCTACCTAACCCACACGCAAACCAACAGAAGATACTTGAATGCGATAAACGATTCAGAGTAGTAATGTGTGGTAGAAGATTTGGCAAGTCAGAACTATCACAGATACTTTCAGTTACATATGCCGTTAAAGGACTTTCTGTAGCTTATATAACCCCTACTTACGGATTGGCGAAGGTTTTCTTTGGTAAGCTAACAGAGAGCCTAGAATTGCCTAAAAACAAGTCTGACCTTAAAATAGATTTTCCCAATGGTGGACAGGTAGAGTTCTTCACAGGTGAACGATTAGATAACCTTAGAGGTAGAAAGTTTCACTTAGTTATAATAGATGAAGCATCATATATCCCTGATTTAGAACAGGGGTGGCAAAATAGTATAAGACCTACGCTAACAGATTACAAAGGCAAGGCTATCTTCTTATCAACACCTAGAGGTAAAAACTTTTTTTATAGTTTATTTATGAAGGCAGGGGAAAATGATTGGGCATCGTTTAAGTTTACTAGCTATGATAACCCATTCATAGACCCACAAGAAATAGATGAAGCTAGGATGCAATTACCTGAAGTAGTATTTGAGCAGGAGTATATGGCAAACCCTAGCGAGAATAGTGCGAACCCATTCGGTAATAAGTTTATAGAGAATTGCATTAAACCAATGAGTAACCAACCTATAGTAGCATTTGGTATTGACTTAGCAAAGTCAGTTGACCATACAGTTATCATAGGCTTAGACAATGAAGGCAATGTGGCTTATTTTGACCGCTTCCAAATGGATTGGCATAATACTAAGGAGAATATTAAAAGGCTGCCTAGATGCCCTATATTGATAGATAGCACAGGTGTAGGAGACCCTATTACCGAAGACCTAAAAAGGGAGAACATAATGGTAGAAGGTTTAAAGTTTACAAGCCAATCTAAGCAGCAACTAATGGAGGGTCTAGCAACTGCCATCCAACAATCTAGGATAGGTTTTCCAAGTGGGGTTATAGTAAATGAGTTAGAAGTGTTTGAGTATCAATTCACTTCTAATGGGGTAAGGTACTCTTCACCTAGCGGATTCCACGATGATTGCGTTATGGCACTAGCACTAGCGTGGTCTAATTTCAGCATTAAAAGGGGTAATGGTAGGTATTTATTTGTCTAATTACCGTTCATCACTTATATTTACCGTTCATCACAAAGTTTAAAAATAGTTGGCAAAATGTTTGGAAGATGTATAAATCTTGACCTATCTTTGATTTATCAAACAAACCAAAAAAACAAACATTATGAAAAAGATTACAGAAAAAGAATTAAAAATGTTGCACAACATTTATGATGACCAAAACACAGATAGTTGTGGGAACTTCAAAGTACAAACAAATGAAGAAAAAGGATTAATTGGTTCTTTAGTAAAAAAAGAATTAGTTTATAATTCTTACGAAGGAGATACTTTTGGTAAAAATTGGGAATTTTCTAAGTATTCATTTTGTTGCACTATGCAAGGAATTAATATTTTATCAGAAAATGGATTTGATGTATCACATTTAATGGAATATTACGAATTATATCAATCATAACTAACCCACCATAGTCAGGGGTGCGACTGAACAACGCACAATTTTTTATGAAACAAAAAAGCCATAATACAGAAGCAGTAATTATATTAGTCGTAGTATTTCTGATAACTGCCTACTTACAAAATATTTAAGATACTATCCCTGTTTAATTAAACAATTAATAATCGTTAGTGGGTTATCCTAAGGGGACAGGGATATTTTAAAAACAAACAAATGAAAGAAACATTAGGAATGCTTAAATTCTTCTTTATTTCAGTACCTGTATTTTGTATAGTCTATTTAATTATGCTATCTTTATGCAAAATCAAAGACCTATGTGGGAAAAAATAAGTGTATGGCAATACCAACAGATTTATACTGCTCTTAACTCTAAAGAGAAAGATGCAACAGATTTAGACTTAGAAGTTAAATTAGTAGGCATAGTCAACAATATGACTGAAATGCAAATAGATAGCCTTCCTTTGAATGAATACAAAGAGTTGAGTAAAACTATTACTTTCTTAAATGAGCCAATACAAGGCACTCCTAAGAAGCATATAGCCATATCTAGGAGTAGAAGGTACAGGATTAACTACGACATCAGCAAGATGCCATTCGCAAGGTATATAGAAAGCAAGGTATTTAGTGAGGATTTATATGGCAACCTACATAAGTTAGCAGCGACAATGGTAATACCACAGAAAAGAAAGCTAGGATTTTGGGTTGACCAACCCTATGATGCAAGTAAACATCAGGAGTATTCCAACGATATGCTAGAGGCTAAGTTTGTAGATGTTTACCATTCGCTTGTTTTTTTTTATCAAGTATACAGAAATTGGATAGAAGTTTCACAGGATTATTTGGTGAGCAAGTTGAAGGAAGCAGGGATGAAGGAGGACAAAGCGAAAGAGGTGGCAGCAAGTTTATGCAGTATTTTGGATGGCAATATTCAGCCAAACTTATTGCCGAGTACGAAAATTGCACAGTTACGCAAGTATATGAAATGAGTACAATAGAATGTTTAAATAGCTTATCATATCTAAAGGCTAAGACAGATTTTGATAATGAACAGATAAAGAAAATAAGATAGTTTGCATAGTTTAGGTTTTGGTTTGACTACCCCTGCTCTTAAAAAAGGTGGGGGTTAGTTATTTTAGGGCATTATCCTATTTATTTGTATGAGCATTAGTAAAGCACAGGCAGAGTTTTTAGCAAGTGGAATCCTAAATAGATTAGGTGAGCAGCGCATTAAGGAAGATGAATTTCCTGTTGTTGAATCATTACTTAATCAATTTGGTGGTCAATTTGTTATAACTGCTCAAAATAATCTAATAGCTAATAAAAATATAGCAAGTGGTGATATAAAGGATATCAGGACAAATATTACAAAATATGGAAATACATATACTTTGTCTTTGGGTTATTCTAAAAATCAACCTGCATCAAAGTATTGGAAATTTGTAAATAAAGGTGTTAGAGGAACTAAAAACGAAAAGGCAGATAGCAAAACACCTTATAAATTTAACCCATCTAAAAAGAGCATTCCGATTGCAGTAGCACAAAGAATGATAGATTCAGGTAAAAAGAAAACTACATCTGTAAAACCTTATAGAAAACTAGGAGTAGAAACTAAGGCAATAGAAGATAAAAAGTCTTTAGCTTATTTAATAGCTAGGTCAATACATAGAAGAGGATTAAGTTCAACACATTACTTTGATAATGCAGCTAAAGAAACATTCGGTCAAAACTTCTATGATGTAATGACTGCAGCATTAGGTAAAGATATTCAAATTAAAATTAGACAAATAGGTAAAGAAAATGGCAATAACAATACAAAGTAGTCCTGCACCATATTCAAGTATGCACGATAGTTTATGGTATGTATCAAGTTCAACTAATGTAAACTTAACTTCATTTAAGTTTGTATATGATGTTTATGTTAGTGGTTCACAGGTTAGTAGAACTAAAATATTCCCTGCACCTTCAGCCGAAGGAAGCTATGGTGTATTTAACCCATCACCAATGATTAGGTCATATGCAACTAATTACTTTGAACCTTCTGGAAGTTCTATATTAGTAGCTTCTAACGATAAGATAAAAGTAGATGCTACAATACAGATAGGAGAAGAGTATATAAGTGGTGGCAATCTATTGACTAATTTAAACCTAGCATCAAGTGCATTAAGTGCTTATAATTACTACCAACCATTATTTGCAGATATACTATTAAGCAATGCAGAAACACCATTGGTACTATCTGATTACTATGATAACCTATTAATACAAAACTTTACAAATGATTGGCTAACTGAACGAGATGTAAATAATATTATAATTGAATATGGTGATATATTTTATGCTACATTCTTTAAAGTAACTGCAGGTTCTTATTCAGCTAAAATAGATGTAGTAAACGAAGCAGGTTCTGTAATAGATACTGCAAGTGGTTCAATTACATTTAGTGGGCAAATGAATCTATTTAATTTAAGTGCTGCTAATATTAATACATTCGCAGGTAGAACTTTAATTAATGCAAATACTTGGGGTTATAATGTATCTATAAAATTAGGTGCAGCAGAATCTAGGAAGTTAAAATTTACTCAAAAGTGTTATCCTAAATACAAGCAGTTCAATCTTAATTTCCTTAATCGTTTAGGGGGATGGGATACAATGAAATTTGCATTAGTTAATAAAAGGTCTAGCGAATATACTAGAAGCAATTATAAAAGAAGTGATTGGCAATTGATAGGAAATACAATGAGCAATGTAGATAATTATAATAAATATAATGAAAGTACAATAAGCTATTCTATTCAACATAAAGATATGTACCATTTAGTTTCTGATTGGGTAAGCCAACAAGACTATGAATGGTTAGCACAGTTAGTAGCTAGTTCTATTGTTTATATAGAAGTACAAGGAGCATATTTCCCTGTAGTTATATCATCTAATAATTACCAATATAAGTTAGAGGTTTCAGATAAGTTATTTAATTTTGAAATAGATATTGAAATTTCCAAATATTTAAATAGCCAATACAGATAATGATTAGCACAGAAATTTATATAGAAGATTATAGATTAGACTTATTACAAAATATAAGTACGGAGTTTAATTATACTATTGATGATATTGTAGATTTTGGTTCTAGGAATACTTCTTTCTCAAAGACTATAAACATAGCAGGTAATTCTACTAACAATAGAATCTTTGGTTTTGTATTTGACTTAGGTAATGCAAACTTTACGGATAATACTTTCCCAAATGTTAACTATAATTTTAATGCTAGTAAGTCTGCTAAATGTAGAATATTTATAGATAAGATACAAGTATTTAAAGGCACATTAAGAATATTAGAAATAGTCATTGATAATAATAAGATAGAATATCAATGTTCTGTTTTTGGTGAGTTAGGTGGTTTTATATCTGCATTAGGTAATAAGAGATTAACTGGTAATGAAAATTCAAAAGATGATTTAGATTTTAGCGCATATGACCATACTTTTATACACGAGAATATAACCCCTAGTTGGGAAGTATCAGGTGCTAGAGGAACTAATAATAGTTCAGGATATGGTTCTGGTTATTATTATCCATTGATTGACTATGGAACATATAGTTCAGATAAATTAGATTATGATGTAATGACATTTAGACCTGCATTATTTGTAAAAGAATATTTAGAAAAGATATTTGCAGGAAGTGGTTATACTTATGACTTTCCTTTATTAAATACAGACCCATTTAAGAGGTTAATAATACCACATAATCAAAAGATTTTTTCAACATTAAGTAATGTTCAATTAGTATCTACTCCTAATGTTACGACTTATACAGGTTCAAGTACAACTATTCCAATAGGTTTCACTAATACTACTTTAGGTAATTTTACCTATGGCAGTAATACATATATTTATACAGGTGCAGCAGCTAAGGTAATGAATTTAGATTTTAAATTGGTTGGGTTATATACTGCAGGTGGAATAGCTACACTTAATGTTAAAAAAGCAACCGTTACTATTGGAAGTTATTATATTGGTGCGCCATTTGCAGGACATTATTTTACTGCTAATATTAATCTAACAGGAATAACTTTTAATCCAAGTGATAGTTTGACTTTTTCTTTAGATTGGACAAGTAGTTCATCTAGTTATAGTTTACAAGTATTTTCAGGTGGAAGTTTAAATTTAGGTACTACAAGTTCAGATGTAGTTCCTTTAAATTATAACGAAGCTATTAAAATAAATAATACTATACCTAAGGGAATATTTCAAAAGGATTTCTTTTTAAGCATTTGTAAAATGTATAATCTATATGTTTATGATGATATATTTACTGAGAAAAAGATATTTATAAAACCATACATAGACTTTTATCCTACAACAAGTAATAATGCTTTAGATTGGTCTAATAAAATAGATAGGTCTAAGCCATTAAGTATAAAACCAATGAGTGAACTAAATGCAAGATACTACCAATTCAAATACAAAGATGATAATGATTACTATAATGAAAGCTATAAAAAGAAATATAATGAAAATTATGGTGATAGGTTATTTGATACTCTATATGACTTTAGTAAAGATACAGAATCACTTGAGGTAATATTTGCATCTAGTCCATTAATACAAGCAACAGGTAGAGATAAGAGAATAACACAAATATTAAAGTTATCTGATAGTAATACTAAAGAACAACAGATGGATAGTGTTATAAGAATAATGCAAGTACAAAAAATAACAGGTGTAACAAGTTGGAATATACACGCACAAAATAGTAGCAGTAATTTAGTAACATTAACAAGCTATGGTTATGCAGGTCATTTGCATTTTAATGGAAGTGGAATACCTGACCAAGATATAAACTTTGGTGCGCCTAAAGAGGTTTATATAACAACAACATCATATCCTACTACTAATTTATTTAATGCCTATCATAGTGATTATATGGCAGAGATAACAAGTAAAGATAGTAAGCTATTAAGTTGCTATGCTTTACTAAATACTAATGATATTAATACATTAGACTTTAGTAAGTTTATATGGATAGATGGAGTATTATTTAGATTGAATAAAGTAGAAGGATTTAATCCTATGCAATACAATACAACAAAATTGAGTTTATTAAAAGTAATTGAAACAACATACTAATGGCAACAGAAAATTATGATTTAAATATTAATGTCAAAACCAATGCTGAAGGTTCAGTAGGTTCACTTAAAAAGCAACTTAGAGAAGCACAGGCAGAAGTAGCAATACTATCTGATAAGTTTGGTGCTACATCTATTGAAGCAGCAAATGCAGCAAAAAAAGCAGCAGAACTTAGGGATAGAATAACTGATGCAAAAGCATTAACAGAGGCTTTTAATCCTGATGCGAAATTTAAATCCCTTACTGCTTCCTTATCAGGTGTTGCAGGTGGATTCGGAGCAGTACAAGGAGCAATGGCTTTATTTGGTGCTGAATCAGATAATGTACAAAAAACATTATTAAAGGTTCAATCAGCTATGGCATTATCACAAGGTTTACAAGCAGTTGGTGATAGTATTGATAGTTTTAAAAACTTAGGGCTTGTAATTAGAACACAAGTAGTTTCTGCATTTACAACATTAAGAGGTGCTATTATAGCAACAGGAGTAGGAGCATTAGCAGTTGGATTAGGATTATTAGTTGCAAATTTTAAAGAAGTTAAAGAAACTATATTAAAAGTATTCCCTGATTTAAAAGGATTTGGTGATGAGGTAATGAGAATAGTTAACGCAATTACAGATTTTATTGGTTTAACAAGTGAACAAGGTAGACAATTAGATAAATTAAAAGATAATTTAAAAAATGTTACAAATGAATATGATAATCAAATAAAAAAACTAGAATCTCAAGATGGTAATGAGGCAGAAATATATAAAAAGAAACAAGAGAGATTAGATAAACAAATTGAAATTTTAAATTTAACTCAAAAAGTAAAAGGAGAACTTAGTAAAGATGAAATTAATCAATTAAGAGATTTAGAAGCTGATAAAATTGTACTATCTAATAATGAAGATAAAAGAAAGAAAAATTTAGCAGATAAAGAATATGAAAGAAATCAAGCTAGTATGAAAGCTACTACTGATTTTGAAGTGCAATTAGCAAAAGATTTAAGAGCAATAGATGAAAAAAAGGCAGCAGATAAAAGAGCAATAGATTTTCAAAATATGGAGAATCTAATATCTGATATAGATTATAAAAATAGTTTATTAGATAATGATTATGAACTAGACCAACAAAGACTTGCTAATAAAGGTGCATATCTAGATGAACAAAGAGCAATTGAATTATCTAATTTGGATTTATCAGAAAAAGATAGATTAGATATTATTGCAAAATATGCAACAAAGGAAAGAGATATAGATAGTCAAATTACTAAAAGTAAAAAAGAAGAAAAAAAAGCACAGGTAAAAGAATCTATTGAATTAATGGGTCAGCTAACTGACTTTGTTGGTAAAGATACTGCAGCAGGAAAAGCATTAGGAATAGCAACTGCTACTATAAATACATATCAGGGAGCAAGTGAGGCATTAAAACAAAAGTCAACATTACCTTCTCCATTTGATGTTATTGCTAAAATAGCTAATGTTGCAACAATTATAGCAACAGGTATTAAAACTGTTAAATCAATAACTTCTGTTCCTGTTCCTAATGGTGGTGGTGGTGGAGGTTCTATGCCTTCTCTATCAAGTATATCACCAATTATGCCTGAATTACCAACTGCACAAGTAACGCAATTAAATCAGCAATCAATTAACGATATAGGTAACAATGCAGTAAGAGCATATGTAGTTGAAAGTGATGTAACAAGCAGTCAAGATAGAATAACTGCAATAAGACAAAGAGCAAGATTTAGTTAATATTTTAAAAAATACTATTTATGAGTATGGAATTACCTTTATATATGTTGGAAATATCAGATGATTTATTGGATGATGCAGAGGTGCAATTCGTATCATTAGTAGATAGACCTGCAATTCAAAAGAATTGGAATGCCTTTAAAAATGAACAAAAGTTTCAAATCATTAGCGAAGATAAGCACATTATTAGTGGTTGCGCTATGTTGGCTGACACGCCTATTTTTAGAAGTGATGCTACTTTTGGTGATTACTATGTGGCTTTTTCTAAAGATACTATTACAAAAATTGTTCAGAAATATTTTAAAAAAGGATATCAAAACAATGTAAACCTAATGCACGACCCTAATCAAATTGAAACAGGGGTAACTATGTTTGAAAGTTTTATTAGTGATAAGTCTAGAGGCATAGCACCAATGAAAGGATTTGAAGATGCACCTGATGGTAGTTGGTTTTGTTCAATGCTAGTAGAGAATGATGCAGTATGGGAACAAGTTAAAGCAGGTAAGATTAACGGATTCTCTATTGAAGGAATATTTAACTATACTCCTAAAGCAAGTCAAGACCAAGTTAAGATGCAAAAGATAAAAAACATATTAGAACAGATTGAGTTCTAAGTGATAAACATTATAATTTATTAACATTTAAAGAAAAATAAAATGAATCCAAAAGAAGCATTAAAACAAATACGAGCAATATTTGAAGATATGCCACAAGTAGTTGAGCCTGTTGCACCTGTTACTCCTGAAGTAACTAAAGTACAAATGGCTGAATACTCTTTAGCAGATGGAACTAAAGTTCAAATTTCTGAATTAAAGATTGGTGGTATGGTTCAAATGGCTGATGGTACTCCTGCTCCAATGGGAGAATATCAATTAATGGATGGTACTTCAATCCAAGTTGATGAAATGGCAACAATCATAGAAATCGCATCTCCAAAAGAAGATGTAGTAGTAGAAGAGCCTGTAGCACCTGCTGCACCTGTTGCTCCTGCACAAGATACTCAAGCTATGGCTGAAGCATTAAAGGCTGAATTTGCAGAGCAAAAAAGCCAATTAGAAAAAAAGATTACTGAATTAGAGAGCAAAGTAAAGCAAGGGTTTGCACAAGTAGCTGAATTAGTAGAGGCACTTTCAAACACTCCAACTGCAGAGCCTACTCAAAAGTCAGCAAATGCTTTTCAATCATATGTATCTAGCAATGATACAAAATATGAAAGATTAGAGAAATATAGAAACGCAATTTTAAACAAATAAATTTATAAACAATGTCATTTTCAATTAGTTCATTAACGAATTATACTAAAGAGAACGAAGCACAGTTAGTTACTTCTTCTGTTTTAGGTGCAAAAACTGCTGCTCTTATTAAGAGTGCAGGTAATGTTATGGTTGGTGTTAAGTCAGCACAAACTATCAACATTATGGATACAGATGCTTTCTTCCAAACAGGTGGTACTTGCGGATGGAATGCAAGTGGTACAACTTCTTTCACTCAAAGAACTGTAACAGTAGGTAAAATCAAAGTACAAGAATCTTTATGTCCAAAGTCATTAGAAGCTAAATACTTACAAAAGGCTTTACCAACAGGTTCAATTTATGATTCAATTCCTTTTGAGCAAGATTTTACAGATAGAAAAGCTAAAACAATTGCTGCTCAATTAGAGAGTGCAATTTGGCAAGGTGATACAACTTCTGCTAATGGTAACTTAAATAAGTTTGATGGTTTAATCAAATTGATTGGTGCTGCTTCAGGTGTTATTGATGCTAATGTATCAGGATTTATTTCAGGTGCGCCTTTAACTTCAATTACTTCTGCTAACGTAGTAAGTTTATTTGATGGTGTTTACAAAGCAATTCCTGCTAAAGTAGTATCAATGGAAGATATGGTTATTGTATGTGGTGTTGATACTTTCCGTACTTACACTATTGCATTAAAGAACTCAAACTTATTTGCATATACTTTTGATGGTAAAGCTGATTCTGAATTTGTATTGCCAGGGACTTCAATTAAAGTTATTGCTTTAAATGGTTTAAATGGAACTAATGATGTTTACGCAATGCGTTTAAGCAACTTGTTCTTAGGTACAGATTTATTGAACGAAGAAGAGAAATTTGACATCTTCTTTGCAAAAGAGGCTGATGAAGTTCGTTTTGCAGCAGAGTTCAAAATGGGTGTGAATATCGCATTCCCTGATGAAGTTGTAAAAGTGAATATCTAAATAATAAGGGGAGTTGAAATATACTTCCCATTTTTAATATTATAAAATAAACAAAAATGGCGTGTGCATTAACTCAGGGATATACCCTAGATTGTCGTGATTCCTTAGGTGGAATTACCGAAGTTTATTTTATTGCAAGTTCAGATGTCGCATCTACTACCGAAGCAAGTGGAGTTATTAGTGCAATAACTAAATCTACAGGTAAGAGATTCTATAAATATGAGTTAACAAAAGGTACTTCAATGTTTACTGAAACAGTAGCAGCGAATGTACAAAATGGTACATTGTATTATACAACTGAATTAACAATAATTTTAAATAAATTACAAGCAAATACAAGAAATGAAATCTTGTTATTAGCTCAAAATAGATTGAATGCTGTTGCTAAAGATAGTAATGGTAAATATTGGTATCTTGGTAAAACAAGAACATTAGATTTGACAGGTGGTAGTGCCGCTACAGGTACTGCTGAAGGAGATAGAAGTGGATATACTTTAACTTTTAGCGGAGCAGAAGCTGCTTTAGCACCTGAAGTAAGTAGTTCTATTATAGCTTCTTTAACAACTGCAGGTTAGTTTGTAGTTTTTTCATAGTTAGTTCCCCTGCCTAGTTTTCTAGGTGGGGGTTTTTTTTATCCATATTTATTCGTAGATATACGCATATGAGTCAAAAAGTCAAGTTATTGACTTATGTTATAACATTTGTCAAGTTATAACTTTACTGAATTGGATTTCAGTCAAGCAATAACTTTACTTTAATCATTGTACATCATTGTACAATGTTCACGTATTCGTGAAAGTTTACTTTTTGTGAACAATAAGTAACAATATTACCTATTTTGAAAACATTTATATAATTGCTATTTATATTTGATGATACATTTAACTAAAGGCGAAACAAATACTATTGTTATGACACTAACTGAAAAACAGTTGTTGAGTAACCCTAATTATTTATTTGTATTTATAAATAGAAGTAGTAATTGTGAGGTAAAATTTATCAAATTAAATGCAACAGATACAAGTTTGTACAAAAATAGGTACAATGTTTTTAGCATAGTTACTAATACATACTTTAAAAACGAATTAGAAGGTCAATATACCTATGAAGTTTACGAACAAGCAAGTACTACCAATTTAGATATAACAGGCTTAAACAAGCTAGAAACAGGCATTATGTGGCTTTTAGGAACTACTATGACATATAATCAATATACAACAACAGACACTTATACAATTAGACAATGATAGATTTAAGAGTATTAACATTTGCAGAAGCTAGACAACCTGAATTTAAAGAAAAGAAAGGTATTGATGGTGGCTACATTAAATATGGAGAAAACAATGATTATCCTGAATATATAGTAGATTTATATAATAAGTCATCTAAACATAGTGCAATTGTTAAAAGCAAGGTGCATTATATTACAGGCAATGGTTGGTCAGGTGAACCTGATGCTAAAGCATTTATAGATAAAGCAAATAGAGTAGAAACATTAAATGATTTAACTAGAAAAGTATCTTTAGATATAGAGATATTTGGTGGCGCTTATTTAGAAATTATTTGGGATTTATCAGGTAACCTTGCTGAGATATGGCATTGTGATTATGTAAAAATTAGAACTAATAAAGATAATACGCAGTATTGGTATAAAGAAGATTGGAAAGATAATAAGGTTAAACCTAGTGTAATAGCTGCATTTAATCCTAAACAACCAACAGGTAAACAAATTCTTTACATTAAAGAGTACAGACCTAATATTGGTATTTATGGATTGCCATCTTATTTTGCTGCATTAAACTATATTGAAAGTGATATTGAAGTATCTAAGCATATTTTAGGAAATGCACAAACAGGGTTTTCAGCTAGTAAACTTATTACCTTGCCAAATGGTGAGCCTAATGATGAAGAGAAACGTAATGTAGATAATAGATTAAGAAAGACTTATAGTGGTGCAGATGGTAAGAAATATATGATTGCTTTTGTTAATGATATATCTAGGAAGCCTGTCGTAGATGATTTAGGTACAAGTGATTTAACTAAAGAAGATTTTGGTAGAGTAGATGAATTGATTCAAACTAATATATTTAGTGGACATCAAGTTACTACTCCTTCTATTATGGGTATTGCTGAATCAGGTAAGTTAGGAAGCAGAACAGAGATGCGTGATGGTTATGAGATATTTAAAAACACTTATGTTAATGCAAAACAAATGCATTTAGAAAGTGTATTTAATATGTTAGCTAAATATAAAGGTGTTACAACTGAAATAAAGATTATACCTACAGAACCAATTGGAATAGAATTTAGTGAACAAACAATAGCTTCAGTTGCACCTAAAGATTGGATATTAGAAAAGATAGGTATTGATATGACTAAATATGCACCTACTATTGATTCTACTGCACCTGCACAGGGTTTATCTGTTAATGAACATATCAAAGGTCTAAAAGGTAGAGAGTGGCAGAATATGCAGCGTATAATTCGTGAGTTTACTAAAGGTAAAATTAATAGAGACCAAGCTACTGCAATGCTTAAAACAGGATATGCTTTAAGTGATGAGGAAGTTAATACTTGGTTAGGTTCAGAAGAATTAGATGCACAATTTGCTGCACAAGATTTTAGTGTATTTTATGAGTTTGGTGAGAATAAAGAATCATTTAATATTTGGAAAACAAGTAAAAGATTTAGTGATGAAGCAGACTTTTATATGTTTGCTGATGTTAACCAATTAGAATCAGATATACTTGACCAAATTTCTAAACAAAAGGATATTACTCCAGAAGTATTAGCAGAGGTATTAGATGAAAATGTTAATACAATTAATACTATTTTAAAGGATTTAGAAGATAGAAAAATATTAAAGGTTAAAGAAACTAAAATAGGAAAAGGAATAGATAGTAATATTATTGTATCAAGAGAATTAACACAACCATTAAGTAAGACAGTTAAAGATGTAAAACCACAGACAACAGAAATAATGGTTCGTTTTTCTTATGAATGGATTGAAGGATATAATGATTCAGATAAAAAAACAAGTAGACCATTTTGTGTTGCTTTATTAGATGCAAAAAAGCTATATAGTAGAAGTGATATTGAAATGATGAGTTCTAGATTAGGATATTCAGTATGGGATAGAAAAGGCGGATGGTGGAATGATAATGGAACGATAAGTGAATCTTGCCGTCATCAATGGAAAACAAATATAGTTACAAGAAAAATTAAATAAATGTCATTAAATACATTATTCATATCAGTACAAAGTATTAAAGATAGAACAGGTTTACACGCTAATGTAGATGAGAAATTAGTATTGCCTGAAATTAAGACGGCACAGGATATGTATATACTACCAACATTGGGTAGTACTTTATATAATAGATTACAAGATGGTGTAAATAATTGCACCTTAAATATGGATGAACAGGCTTTACTAGACAACTATGTAGCTGATTGCCTTATCTATTATGTTATGAGTGAACTGCCAATGGGTTTATCATATCAGTTTTATAATAAAGGTTTACTAAGAAAGCAAGGTGATAATACAGAAAACCCATCAATGCAGGATATGATTGATGTAGCAAATAGATATAGAACTAGAGCAGAGTTTTACAAGCAAAGAATAATTAAATATTTAAGACAAAATAATACTACATTCCCTGAATATTTAAACTTTACAAGTGGTATTGATACAATCGTACCTGACTTAGAAGGTTATACTTCATCACTATATTTAGATAATGATAGCTGCTATGAGAATAAAAACTTAGCACAAAAATATCAGGGTAAAATAGGATGTTAATATGAGCAAAGAAGCAAACATTAAAAATCAAAATAAGCTAAAAGTTTATTTAGAAAAAACAAAAAAGAATGACCTTAAACCAAATAGTAAAACAAATAACAACATTCGGAAACAATCACGAGCAAATTAAGTTCGTGTATTTCGGTGATGTTTGGGAGAGATTAAGTAACGGAGAAGTTACTTACCCTGCTATGTTCTTTACTTTAATTGATGCTCAAATATTAGCTAAACAAATACAATACAATTTTTCTATTTATGTAATGGATAGAATGTTAATGGAGGAAATAAACGAAACAGAAGTATTAAGTGATATGACTTTAGTATCACAAGATATTGTAGCTAATTTAAGAGACCCACAATATAATTGGATAGCAGGTGATAATATGCCAATGTCATTTTATACGGAATCAGACCCTGATTATTTAGCAGGTATTAAAATAGATTTCTCATTAACATTATCTTCATTAAACGATACTTGTCAAATACCTTAATATGCAAAGTAAAAAAATAAATGAATTAGGAACAAGTTTATCACCATCAGTTAGTGATTTAACTGTAGTTGGTGATGCTATAACAGGTCAATTAAAAAAGATTACTTTATCACAAATTGCAGCTTTATTTGGTTCTTCAGGTTCAGTATCATCTATTGCAACTACTGCTCCATTAACAGGAGGAACTATTACAACGAGTGGTACATTAGGTATTACTCAAGCTACTACTTCAGCTAATGGTTATTTAAGTTCAACGGATTGGAATACATTTAACGGAAAACAACCTGCATTAAGTGGAACAGGATTTATAAAGATTAGTGGAACTACAGTGAGTTATGATAATAGTTCTTATTATCTAGCATCTAATCCAAGTTCTTTTATTATTTTAAGTTCTTTAAGCGGTAGTACAGGAATAAGTTATAATAGTTCAACAGGGGTTATTACATCTACAATAACACAATATACAGATGCATTAGCTAGGGCATCATTAAGTTTTGCTTCAGGGAATGCTTCTTATAATAATACTACAGGAGTTATAAGTATTCCTACAAATAATACTCAATTAACAAATGGTTCTAACTATATTATTTTAAGTTCATTAAGTGCAGGTACAGGAATAAGTTATAGCAATACTACAGGTGTAATTTCATCTACTATTACACAATATACTGATACACTTGCAAGAATGTCATTAAGTTTTACTGCAGGTTCAGGTGCTTACAATAATGGTACAGGAGTTATAACTATACCTACTAATAATAATCAGATTACAAATGGTGCAGGATATATAACAAGTTCTGCTTTATCATCTTATTTGCCATTAAGTGGTGGAACGTTAACAGGTGCATTAAGTGGAACAACTGCTACATTAAGTGGTACAATATCATCAAGTTCAACAAGCAGAGCATTTTCAACAGAAACTGCTACAAATGTTTTATTTTCTAATATAGGCGGTGCTTTTGACATTATATTTGGAGATGGTGCTGCAAGATATTATTCATTAAGTACACCAACTGGTGCAGCTACTGGTAGTATTAAAAACTATACAAGTGGAACAAATATAATTACTTGGACAAGTGGGGGTAATGTTGGTATTGGTAAAACAACACCTGACGCTAAATTACAAGTGGTAGGAGATATATATGTAGGTAATTATCACGATTCTAGTAAATTATGTATAGGTGCTGACCCTAATGATTATTTACAATATAATTCTGGCTTAGATGGAATATTAATGGCTAGTTATGGTGCTACTGCATTTTATACGGGTGCTTCATCTACTGAAAGAATGCGTATTACAAATGGTGGTAATGTATTAATAGGAACTACAACTGATGCAGGTTATAAATTCCAAGTCAATGGAGACATATATGCAACAGGTTCAGCAGTTTATTTAGGAGGAGTTACTTATGGTTCTACTCAAACTTTTAATGGTTTAGTATATTTGAATAGTACTACTTATGTGGCAGTTGGTCAAGGTATTACTTGGAAAGGTTCAAGTGGTACTACTTACGATTTTAGTATAAGCAATTCGGGGACTGTTCCTTATATTTTAAGTTCGGTTGAAATAGACTTAAATGCACCAATAGGTATGCGTTATGGTAATGGATATAGTTTTAAAGGTAATGGTAGTTCTGCTTACAATGTTAATTTATTTAATAGTGGTATTTCAAATGACCAATTAACAATGTTAGGAGGTCTAAGAATGGATACTACAACTGCTCCTTTAGTTCCACCAAAATTAACAACTACTCAAAGAAATGCTTTATCTGCTAGAGGTGTAACTTATTGCCCATCAGGTTCTATGATATACAATACAACTACTAATAGTATGAATTATTGGGATGGCTCTTCTTGGGTTATTTTTTAGTAATAAAATAAAATAAAAAAAATATGTCTTGTTCAACAACAACTGCAGATTTAAGACCTGCACAATATAATGTCCAAATATGGAGAAATGATACTTGGTCGCAAGTATTTACGATAAGTGCAAATAGTGTAGCAGTTAATTTAACAGGTTGCACTATTATAATTCAAGTAAGAAAAACTGCTTCAAGTAGTGATGTAGTTTTAAGTCTATCAAGTGCAGATACTTCTATTGTAATTGGAGGTGTAAGTTCTAATCAAATTACATTAAAGAAGGTTGTTAATATAGCTGCAGGAAGCTATGTATATGATATGAATGTTACTTTTCCTAGTGGGTTAGTAAAGACATATGTTTGGGGAACTTTTTTTGTACAAGAAGATATAACTAAAATATAATGGCAGATATAAACATAACTGAAACTACGATAGATATTAATGTAACTGAACAAGTTATAGAAATACTATCACCAACGGGAGGTTACCCATTACCATCTGATATTTATAGTGTATTTGGTAGAACAGGTACAATAATTGCTACGAGTGGTGATTATACAACAACACAAGTAACAGAGGGTACAAACCTTTATTATACAGATGTAAGAGCAAAAGCATCTCTTAGTTTTGCAGCAGGAAGTGGTGCATATAATAGCACAACAGGTATTATAACAATCCCTACAAATAATAATCAAATTACTAATGGAGCAGGTTATATTACAAGTTCTGCTTTAAGTACTTATGTACCATATACAGGAGCAACAAATAATCTTAATTTAAGTACTAATAATTTATTAGCTAATAATGCTTTTTTAGGATTCAGTTCAATTACTGCTTCAGGAACACAAGTTGTTTTAACAGTTGCTTCAGTCCCTACTTATATAGTTACAGGTTCAGGAGGTCAAACAATTAAATTACCTGATGCTACAACATTACCTAATGGTGCTAATTATGTTTTTAATAATAACCAAAGTAGTGGAGCAGTATTAGTAAATAATAATTCTAATACTTTAGTAGTTTCTATTCCTTCAGGTGGTTATTGTACATTAGAATTAACAGATAATAGCATTTCAGCAGGTTCTTGGGATAAACATTTTCAAGCACCATCAAATGTAAGTTGGTCTACAAATACTTTTGATTATGCAGGTTCTATAACAAGTGCTACTTGGAATGGTGTTGCGGTGGGAGTAAATAGAGGTGGCACAGGTCAATCAACATATACAGATGGTCAATTATTAATAGGTAATACAACAGGTAATACATTAAGTAAATCTACTTTAACACAAGGAACAGGCATTTCAATTACAAATGGTTCTGGTTCAATTACAATAGCATCTACAATTACTCAATATACGGATGCATTGGCTAGAGCATCTATTAGTTTAACAACTACAGGAACATCAGGTGCTGCAACATATAGTTCTTCAACAGGTGTTTTAAATATTCCACAATATAGTGGTGGTGGTGGTTCTATGGTTTATCCTGCTGCAGGTATTGCAATTTCAACAGGTACAGGTTGGGGTACTTCAATTACTGACTATAGTGCAAATTGGAATACTGCATATACAAATAGAATTACAAGTTTAACAACTACAGGTTCAAGTGGAGCAGCAACACTTACAAGTAATACTTTAAATATTCCTAACTATACATTAGCAGGTTTAGGTGGTATTACATTAACTTCATTAAGTGCTACAACCCCTATAACATATAATAATACAACAGGAGTTTTTACAATTACTCAAGCAAGTGCATCTGCAAATGGATATCTTGCAAGTGGTGATTTTACTACCTTTAATAATAAGCAAGGTGCAATAATCTTGACAACCACAGGAACGAGTGGTGCTGCTACATTAGTAGGAACTACTTTAAACATACCACAATATAGTGGTGGTGGAGGTTCAATGGCTATCGGTGGAACAATCACAAGTGCAACGGCAGGTTCAGTTTTATTTGCTGATACAAGTGGAGTACTAGCTCAAGACAATGCTAATTTCTTTTGGGATAATACAAATAAAAGATTAGGATTAGGTACAATTACTTTAGGTTCTAAATTTCAAGTCAACGGTAACGCAGCCATAGGATATTCAGCGAGTACGGCTGCACCTACAAACGGGTTGGCAGTTGCAGGTAGTGTTCAAATAAATACAGCTGCA